ACATAGAGGAGGCCAGCGACATGACCGAAGGATCACAACAACTGGCCTGTACAGGGAACAACTGTGAACTATAGCGTTACGACATGAAGAATATGGAGTAACCGTTAGACTTACCTACGTCCTCTGGCTTATCTTTAGGGTCATGGGGCGTAGGTATTCCCTGCGCTTGCATCTTCTTGATGCGCTCCTTTGACTTCTGACACATACTGTGGTAGTCGATGGATGTGTACTCTACTGTGTGTTTATCTTTGTTCTTCACGGTTTCCTCCGGTTAGCATACCCGCTGCTCCTATCTGGTTAGACAGCGCTCTAGCCCTGTCGCCCATCGTAGGAGCCGCTCTGAAGTCTCTGGCAACTCTATCTTCAAAAGCCTTGATAGATTCGCCTCTCATCATTTTCATTCCTGACGCTCTCTCTAGACCTTCTACAGCGTCTTGTCTGGCCTGTTTAGCCGCTAGATTCTGCGCTTCAGATCCTCTAGGCATCTCTTGATCGCCTATTCGTCTGCGCTGAATAGGAAGCACTGTAGTTAAATCAGACCATCCCGGAGGAGTAAGCCCAAACAGGTCATGCCCATCAGAAAGCATGGTGTAAAACTCCTGAGTCTTTGGGTCCACGACAACAAAAGCGTTCATTCCACCTAAGTCTTTAGCAGACGATCTAAATGATTGCTGAAGAACCAGCTTGCCGTTCATATCTTTTATTGTAATAGGATGCTTGGCAATGTATCCATTAACAAACTTCAGGGCTTCTTCTTGTGGTCCACCTTTTGCTATCTTCAAGCCCTTTTTCTGTCTTGCTTTGGCTTTCCAATATGTTTCTGCTAGGTACGCACTCTTTAGGCTTTTCATTTCTTCTCCCTGATAAAAAGCCTTGCTCAAAGAGTTACGACCCGTCCAAGTTTTTCCTGCTCTCTGCGTTATCGCATTGATGATGCCTAAATACTCGCGTAACTGGGCCTCACCAAGCTGTTCACCAGCGTAGTCTTTATATGCTTGCAGAGCTTTAGGGCTGCTCAGCATTTTTGCAACTTCTGGGGCAGTACCTTTAGCCACCCCAGCGGCTTCCTCGCCTAGTTGACTTCCTGCAGCAGCTTTACTACGAGCAACAACTGTTCCTGAATTTGTTTCTTGAACAGCCCTAACGTGTCTTGCGGCCCTGTCCACTACATCTTGAGGTATGTCACCTTCTTCTGCTAACACTTTTTTAAGCGCGGCGTCATCAGCCATGTTTCCAGTAGCCAACACTTCGTTTTTAAATGTAGGCATTGCCTCTACTACAGTATCACCAAATTCGCCAGAAGCGCCTCTGGCTTGCTGAGTCATATAGGGAGACGCTACCATGTTGCCTTGTCTCACAGATGGAGATATTTTTCCCTTTTCGTCTACAGGGTTTAGTTGTTCTGCCCTGCGTCCGTATCCTGTGCCATATTCTCTAGCTGTTGCCGCTGCTGTAGGGGATAGCGCCTCGTGAATAGAGTAAGGCAACGCCCTAGCCGCTTCTTGCGTAACGCCCTTTGCCTTCTTTACAGGACCTTGGTAAAAACCCGGAATCATAGTTCTTACGTTTCTAGGAGCAGCTCTCATCGCGCTAGACGCAAAACCAGCACCCATGTAATTTACAGGGTCAGCAACAACATCTAACGCGCCTTCAGCAATCTCATCTGTTATTGTGGCTGCTCCTCTGTACCCCGCTCTGTTACCTATGTTTACATCGTAGGAGAAATTAGGCAGGCCCCAAGTTTCTGGGTTACCTGATATAAGTCCTTTTAAAGATCTTCTAGGCGCGTTCAGGGCTGTGTCTACAGCCTCCGCAGCAGCAGACGTTGCTTGTTGACTATATTCACGCTCTGTTTGTCTGGCTTTTTCTCTGTATTGCTTTCGCAGGTCGTACAGGTTTTCTTTACTCATCGTCTTCAGACTCCTGTTCGCCTCTTAGCAAGTCCAAGATTACTAGTCTATGCGCCTTTAACTCAAAAAGTTTATCAGATTCTTTTGTGTTCCTGATTAGCTTGTTTAAACCCGATAGTGTTTCAGCGTATAAGTCAAGTCTGTTCTGCTTTGACATTAATCTTATAGTGCCATAGATCCCTAATCCCGCCGCCCCGCCAAGCGCAACAGCACCAACACCACCAGCACCTTCAACAAAAGTTTTACCTGTAAAATATAAAGAGCCTAATGTAGAGGGAAGAAGGGCGGCGTCTTTTAACCTACGAGCGACAATGCCTAGGGTAGTATTAGCCTCTTTGTTTCTTTTGTTATTCATTCGATCACGCGCTAAATAAGCGTTGTGCTGCCTGTCTAGCAACTGTCTTGCGTCATCTCCGGGGGTTATCTGCTTTAACGTATTATTAAGTATATTCCTAACTACACGAGACGCCTTACCCCTAGCAGAAGCAGAAGTAGCTTCTAGAACACCTGCGTATGATTCGTTCAGTAAGTTATCAAATTCTTGACGAATGTTGAGTAAATCCATAGCGGAAACAGTGTTTTTAGTTCCTGATTGTGACACTAGCTTTAAAGCGTCTTCAGCAAGCGCTTGAACAATCGTTTGAGCGTCCGGTGTTATACCTCTGTAACCAGATGACTTGGTGTACTCCTCTATTGCTTGTCCCATTTCGGCAGCTAAATCATTTTTACGGATGCGTGGATTACCCGCCTTCATAATAAACTGCCTCAACTTCTTGGACTGTTCTGTGATATGGTTTTGAACAGCCCTCATGTTGTGATGATATGAAGCCTTAGGATCTACGTCAGGTATCCCCTCAAGTATTCCTGTGATAGTCATTGTTTCTCTATCAGGGACGTATTCTTCTCTACCAATTAACCCAGTAGGTGCAGTTCTCTCGTTTGGTTTTAAAGTTTCTGGAGAAAGCATTTGATTAATGCCTTGTCTTCTTTGGTTAAACCTTTGCCAACTAGCTCTACTTTTTGCTTTTTCAGCAGGCGCTTCAAAAATTTTTAAGTCGGGTCTTGGGCTAAACAAAACAGACACATCAATTACGTTTTCAAACGTTGCGGCAGCGGCTGGGTTAGTTTCTTTAAAACTTTCGTAAGCCTCTAATCCCTTTTCCGCCATCTGTGCCGCAGCCTTAAATGAATCAGTATCTTTAACGCTTCCAAAAAGCTGCTCAGCGCCTTCTCGTATAGAGTTCGGCAGCGAAGTTATAACAAAGTCAGTAATAATGTCTCCTGCCGTCATACCAGCAGTCGCAATAGCCGTAGTTACTTTTTGTGACGCGCTAGGCTCATATCCGCCAATACGTAAAGCATCAGTACGCTCTTTATATTCCTGTACGCCACGTTCGATAGACTCAGGTACACGCTCCATAAAAGCAGTCATACGTTCTGCTTCCTCTTGTGCACGACCTTTTTCAATCTCTATCCACTGATCTCCAATCAGACCAAACCTCTGACCCGTCCGTTGAACAGAGGCTGTCTTCATTTCCGTCCACTGATTTGTTTGAGGATCTAGATAGTATCGCTGTCCTGTTTCTTTATTAGTAGCTGTTTGCATGAGATCCTCAGTCTAAGGTTGCACCCGGAGGTAGTTCAGGAACGTCAGCAGGTATTGCTTCTGTTGGCTGTTGAATTGTAGGCTGCATTTTTAAAGCAGGAATACGATAAAAAATCAGAGGATCTGCTCCTTGATCGTTTCTTATGTCTTCGGTAATATCGTCAAACAAAGTTAAAGTCCTATTTGCGTCGTCCTTGAGTATTTTAAGAATGTTTCTCAAGGCTGTTGCAGTCATCGTAATGTCGCCGCCTGCAGCAAGTTGAGCAAACTCTCTGTCTGCGTCTGACAATCCTGTTCCCGCACCAAAATCTTTGATAATGGTAGCAACCCTAGGCGCAGCAAGCGCTATAAACTGCTGTGTGTTTTCTAGTTTAGGGTCGCTTGGATCAAGACCAACAGCGGCAGCAATAGCTTGCTTAGAGCTTCTAATAAACATTTCAGCATTAGCCAGCTTGCCAGTAACCATTTCGTCTAGATTAGGCATTACCTCAGTAATGTTGTTCATCATTTTAGTTGCGTCGTCAGCGGCAGTTGCTAAATCATCGTAGCGTTTTACTCCAGCTTCCGCAAGTTTTTCGTTGGTGTAGTTAGCGACGTTTTCTACCTGCTGTCTATTAGGTGCGCGACGTAACTGTAGCTCGCTTGCCCTTACAAAAGTATCTGTATTCGGATCCCTAACCCTACCCTGCTTATTAACTTCTAACATTACCTCTTTGTTATCAGGTGTTATAAAAGATTTTAATTCAGCGTCAGATCCTTCTATAAGTTTTAAAATTCCGTCGTTAGACATTTCATCGTGAACTTCTGGATCATAGTCTATGCCTGCATTTTTCAATAAGGCTTTGCGTCCGGGAATTCCCCGTTTCTTTAAAATTTCTTCTCTCTCGAACGCCCTAAGATCTTTCTGTATTGCCCTCAAAGATTCTTCGTCTGTTGTTTGAAGCGCTCTTTCTGCCAACTCATTAAGTCCCAGTTTTCTGGCAGACTCTGAAATAACTTCTTGTCTTTGCTGAAGTTGAAGTTGAGATGTTTCTGTTTGACTGAGTTGCCTAGCCTGAGTAAGCAAACTAATAGCTTCTTCTGTTTTACCTTGAGCCATTAGTTGTTGCGCCGCTTGAAACATTTGAACAGAGGTTGTTCCCGGTTGCATAGCAGTACTATAAATGTCAGCAAGTTTTTGCTTCTGTTCTCTTTCTTGCCTCTGCAAGCCCATAATAGCGGGAGTCTGCCCAAGACCCTTAGCAGCCTCAAACAGTCCTTGCTGGTACGTAGGCTGCAGGAGTCCTTGTAAAAACGCTTGTGAAAATCTAGCCATGATTAAATTTCTCCTTTAAGGGTTGTCATCGCTGCCGCCAAAAAGACCACCAAGGCCTTCCAGTGCGCCGCCAAACAACGAGCCTACGCCACCTCCTTTTGTAGCTATAGGGCTAAACAGACCGCTCAATAGGTTTGATCCTATGCCGCCCAAGAGATTAGCAGCGGCTTGTTCTGCAACCAGCCTAGCCTCAAGTCCTGCCATAGATGTCTCACCAAACTGACCAGCGCCAAACAACTGACCACGCTGTTGCAACTGCGGGTAAAGCTGTGCAGCCTGTTGTGCAGCCAGAAGCTGCGTCTGTGGGATGTACGATCCTGTGAGTGCGCCCAAGGCAAGCTGTTGTTGTGCCTGTTGTGCAGCAACATCTTGCATAGCCAACTGGCTACCTAACCCAGCGTACTGTGCACCTAAGCCAGCTTGTTGCGCCTGTAGTCCACCAGCAAGCTGTGCCAACTGAGCCGCCTGTTGTGCTGATGTAGCTGCTCTTCCAAGACCTTCAGACTGCAACTGAGATTCAATTTGCTGTGCGCTGAGTCCAAGCTGAGATAGCTGGGCTGCCCTTTGTTGTGCTTGTGTCTGTAGTGCAGACTGTGCTTGAGCGGCTCCAATACCTGCTTGCCCAAGCTGCAACTGCTGACCAAGACGCTGTGCCTCAAGTTGTGCTTGAGCTTGCTGTGCTTGCATCCCTGCTTGACCAAGCTGTAGTTGTCTACCAAAGCCCTCTTGCTCAAGCTGGGCCTGTATCTGTTCAGCACCAAGACCAAGTTGAGATAGTTGTGTGGCTCGTTGCTGTGCTGCTGACTGAAGCTGGCTAGACAGTCCTGCTTGTTGACCAAACATACCACCTAGGGTCTGTGCTGTGCCTAGAGCTTGCTGACGTTCTGCTTGAGCTTGTTGCATAGCTGCCAGTGATGCTCTGTCTTGCGCCTCTTCTTGTGCCTTAGCCATCGCAAGCTGCTCAGGAGTGCCTCCGTACATCGCTGTACGTACACCTAAGCGTCCTTGTTGAGCCAGACGTTCTTCCAGAGCTAATCTCTGTCGTTCTTCCTCAGGACGCTGCGTGGCTCTGATACGCTCGTATACATCAGCCTCACGACCAACCGTAGGAGCTAGTACGTCTTGTGCTGCTTGTCCTGCGAGTCCTGCGTACTGTCTTCTGAGTGCTTCTACATCAGAAGGAGCTTGAGTTTCTAAGCCAGCCATGCCTAGACCTAATCCTCTAGCAGCTAACTGTCCTGCTGCTGTTCGTACTCCCGGTGCTTGAATACCAGAGTATGCTTGAGATACGTCTCGTAGCCCCGGAGCAGTAATACCAGTAAATGCACCGCTTACATCAGGAACACCTGCGCCGCCTAATCCAGCAGCACCCATGCCTAACGCCTGTTGACCAAATTGACCTATGGCTGGACTAGGTTGTTGACCCAGCATACCACCCACCTGTCCTGCAAACTGTCCACGCAGCAGGTTAAGATCAGACGGTTGTTGTGCCGCAGCACCCATGAACTGACCACCTAAACCAAACGCCTGTTGTGCCGCTTGCTGCCTCTGTGCTGCACCGTATGGATCAGTAAACAGAGCAGACTCTGCCTGTCCTTGTAGCATATCTTGAATAAACTGCTCTGAAATAGGCAAGTCCATAGTGACGCCTGTGCCGCTGGTAGGCAAACCAGTTGCAGGATCAATAGTAGGAGGCGTTACTCCAAACTGACCACCCGTAGTTGTTGTTACAGTAAACGGCTGGAACTGAGACATCTCAATAGCTTGTTGTGCTAACTCAGCAGAGCCGGGAACTCGCTGCCCATCTACGGTTGTACCTAGTACGGCCTGTTCACCTATTCTCTGTAGTCTGTCGTAAGCAGATTTAGTTAGTGCACTTCCACCAGCAGCGGCAGCGCCTATACCTAAAGCGCCTAAAATATCAGTTAACATACTCCCGCCTGAAGAGGTGTTTGTAGTAGTTGTCGTAGTACTTGGGGCACCTGTAGCCATCAGTAAGTCCCTCCGTCAATCGTGCCTGTAGACAGAGTACCCGTAAACGTCAACGCAGGGATCGTTACAGTGCCAGTGAATGTAGGAGAAGCTGTGTCTGCTTTGGTTGCAACCGCTGTTGATATAGCGTTGAACTCAGTGTCAAACTCGCTACCACGAATAACCTTACCACTATCTCCAGAAGGTAAACTGTCCTTAGCAGTAAAGTTTGTTGTTTTTGTATAGTTACTCATACTGTTTTACCCATTAGTGCTAATACGTTAATCTCTTGGAGGGATAAAGCAGACCCGTCAATGTCAGCTTCTAGTCCTATCGTAATAATACTTCCGTTACCTGTTGCTTGAACAGAGTTTCTAGTCGTAAGTTCACCACCAGTAAACTCACCGATAGCAAACTCGTCAACACCGTAGTACGCAGGTACTTGGTTTCCTACAGTAAACTCGTAGGTTTTAAAGTCCGTAGCTAGATCGTAAGACCACTTCATAAACACTGTTGCGCCTGTAGCACCAACTAGAGTAGGTCTTAGTTTCTTTAGCAACTTTGTTTTAGCAGGATCACCAAACGTCAACCCCGGACTGTAGTACCTAAAACGGTACGCTGTTGTGTTATCTACGTAACCTGAGTACGTCCCTAGTCCGTCAACTGTTCCTATGTACACTGTGCCATCAGTTTTAACTTCAAACGACTTGTGTGGAATAGAAGTCCACCGTGTAACTCTGTACGCTCCGTTCTCAAGTCTACCCTTTAAGTCAAAGCAGTACGCAGTGAGTTGATCTGGGAACACAATGATGTAAAAGGAGTTCTCAGGGCTGTACACAGACGCTGTAGGTAACGTCCTGTTGCTAATCAAACTAATGATCTCAGTCTTCACGTTTAAACTCAGGTCAGACAGAGGCAGCGACTTCTCTTGGATAGTACGGCCTAAGCTCCTGAGTCCAGAAGGAGACATAAACAAAACGTCTGTGCCAATGTGTTGAACAGAGTTTCTACAGATGCACCCAACACCAGCTACTGTGTCAACCAGAGCCATACTAGCTGGACTAGACGCTCCTCCGTACACAAGTATGCTGTGCTTACCAAAGATAATCAGGGTGTTGTTGTGTGCTGCCAACGCCCGTACTTCATCGTACCCATCAGGCCAAGCCTTAGATACATCTATAGAACCACTGGAACCACCAGTAAAGTCTGTGCCTATCAACAGGTCAGACCAGTAAATAGTTTGTGTGTCTGTTGCGTTGTCTACGATCCACAGTCTACCGTAAGCTGCCAGAGCCTCGTGACACTTCAGAGTAGCCGCAGTAGCTGTACCGTTAGCTACAGTAAACGTACGAAGACCTGTGGCGTTGTCGTACACCAACGGGTCGTACCCACGCTGAAAGAAGTAAGCCTTATCGTTAAAGTTTACAATCTTCCAGTTGTTAGCAGTAATAGTGTACGAGCCGGGAGTAACATCAGTCAGGGTAGTTGTCCCTGTCATTATCTTGTTGTTACCCGCAGTAAATACTACTTCGTTACCTGCGTCATCGTAGAAGTAATGGATCTTGTGTACGTAGTCAGTACCTAGTTCAGTCTTGTCAGTAGTAACAACCTCAATACCTTTACGTGCAGCAATACGTCCACGCTTGTCAATCACAGCGTTATCTGCAACGTCAGCGTAAGACGGATCTTGAGCTAACGGTGAGTCTTCTGTGTTGACACCCTTGAACGCAGGAGCAACTAGGTTGATGCTTTGTAGTGGCTGTGCCATACGTCAGGCTCCTACGGAGTGTACCAGATGGTTTCTTCAGGGTGCTTCTGTGCGTCCATAGCAATAGCGTCAGACAAAAACTTATCAGCAATACCAAAGTACTCAGGTGCTGATGTGCCACCTGTCTCGCCACGCTCACGAGCTAACAGAGCCACTGCCATGTGTATTACAGGTTGATTAGGAATCAACAGTACATCTGTGTCAGAGCTTAACTCAGGGTTTCTCAGCGTACAGTTAAATCTCAAGCTGTACACACCGTCAGGTTTAGGATAGATATCTACCTGAGTGTCACCATTAGAGTCAACACCGTTGTACGTGTAGTACTCAGGTGCGCCGCTAGGCGGTGATTGGTTCAAGTACTTATCGTTAAACCAGTGTTGAGTCTGGTACTGCATAAAGATGTTTGAGGTATCGTTGATTACGTCTAGTACCTTGATCTTATTTTGTGAGCCAGTGAGTACGTAGTTAAAGATACCAGAAGACGTAGTTACCGTCAGAGTAGTCCTAAGTGCTGACCAATCCCAAGCGTCCTCTACCATCTTCTTAGCGTCGTTAACAAAGTCACCTACCATCTTGCTGTAGGTGTTGTCAGTGACGCTGGATACCTCGTCTTCACGTAGGCGTCTCAGTACGTTGTTTACTAAGTTTAAATATGTCATACAAAGTACTCTTTAAATAGGTTTTGAATAATACTATCCCCAACTAACTGAGTATTCCTCGTAGGCTGTGCCCCTGTAAACATTCCTGATGGCTGTTGAATTACCTCAGGCACAGGCTGCGGTGTGTAAGTAATGCCAGCCAAGAACGGACTAAAGGCTCCTCCAGCACCACCACCGACACTAGCGCCTCCTCCGGTTTCTGGTGTTTCTGTGGGAGTTCCAGTTGGTGTTACAGTCACTTCCTCTTTAACACAGTTGTCCATGTTTTGATCTAGGACGTATCCGGGCAAACATTCTCCACAAGAGCCATCTTCGCGTGTTTGCCTGTTTAAGGAGTTGCAGTTAAAACTCCCGCCGCC